GTAGCCGTTTTCGCTTCCGCTAAGAGCGACGCGAATCGCTCTTCGTTCATGCGGCGAATTTCTTCGGCCGCCCACGCTTGCGTCGTACCCAGCTTGCGAGCCAGGTAATCGCGAGCTCGCGCGAACTCTGCCGACTGTTCGTCGATCGGTGACACGTCATCTCCCTTTCGGTTTAGGTTTCGGCCGACGAATCGGCCGCGTCAATGTCGAACAGTATTCACGAACGCATGTCGATTTGTAATCGTTTTTCCACATCGTTAACTGTTTTTCCCCGGCCCTTCGGCCTACAGCCTTCAGCCTGTTTAGGCGATCGTAGTGTTCGTATTGATCGTGACCGTCGCTCCGCTCGAATCGGCCGCACGCAGCGGAATCCGCAGCGTCGTGCCGGCCGGTTCATTGCCGCCAGCCGAAGTGCTGCCGAGCATAATCTTGCCGCCGCCGGCCGTGAACGACATATGCCCGGTCGTGCCGTTGGCAACGTTGCCGCCGTCGGCCGCTTTCTTGCGGAGATAGAACACGAGTGCCGAGACGGCCGTGCCGTCGAGGCCATACGTCGCCCATGCTCCGGTTTCCAGGCTCGTGACTTCCAACACCGGCTCACGTTCCTGAATGGCGCAGAACGTCGTATAGACATCGCCATCCGAACTGACTTCCATCACGCGAATGCCGAGGTCGAGTGTCCAGCTTTGCACGCCCGGCAACGTCACGGTATTGATGACGACCGGGCCAAGCGTGTAATACTCGGCGGCCGCCGGAGTGCCGGATAGGGCCAGGCTACCGGCCGGCACGATCGGGGCATTGGTGCCGTTGTAGATCGGCACAATCCGACCCGCGAGGCTGGCGATCTGCTGATGCTGGGCTCCAATCGAAGTCCAGTACAGCACGCTGGATGCCATGCGAAATCGCAAGTGCGACGTAGTGGCCGCGGCGAGTCGCACGCCCAGATTCGTCACCTGCTTATAGAACAGATCCGTGTTGCCACCCGACAAGTCGGCCACAAACGCCGTCGAGCACAGGTCGAGGATCGTCTTGAGTTGCGGCGTGTTGAATCGCACGTCCGGCTTAACGCCCTGATTCGCCAGGAAGAGCGGATCGGGATGCCCGGCCGCTTTGCCGACCAGCATGTCGATGTTCGCGGCCGGCGTGGTATCCGTCAGCTCGCTCAAAAACTGCGCGCCCGGAAACAGAATTCCGTGCAGCACTTGCACTGTCGAAACGCTCATGGCGTCGGGCTCCCGAATGTCTTGATTTTGCTGCCGTGCAACTTGCTGACAGCAGCCGAGTAAGCGGCCTCGGCCACCTGCTCAAGCTCTTTGATTTCCGAGGGAATGACCGTCGTGATTTCTGCGGCCATATCCGGTTGATTGCGAATCGGCCTTTGCCGCAGGTAGCTCGGCCCGAACATGCGAACCGTGCCGCGAGCGTGCGTGGCCTTGATTTCCTGATACCCGAGTACGGCCCTCATCAACAGGCCGCTCCACACCAGATCGACGCTGCCGCCGAGGGCCGCTTGTCCAGCGGCCGCGGCGCCTTGCTTGCGGCGAATCGTCCTGGCTTGTCGGCGGCGATACTTATAGATCGCCCGCGCGTTCTGCTTGAAGTGTTTTGGTAAGAGCTTGGCCGCCCAATGTTCGGCCATCGCTTGATGCACGTCGCGAAACACGTCATTGTGTTCCGCCGTCGTCAAAGTCAAAAACGGATCTTCGACAACCTTGATGTAAATCGGAAAAGGCAACTCAGGCTACAGGCCGTAGACTGTAGGCTGTAGGTCGTAAGGCGACGGGCCGAAGGCCCGACATTTCCCTAGCCCCTAGCCCCTAGTCCCCAGCCCCCTCCTCATCAATTCCAGTCGATCCAGAAGCTAGCCATGAAATACAGACCGAACGAGTCCTGCTCTTCTTTCGAACAGGCCACGATCGGCAAGTCCTGCCGAATTCCGACAATCGAAAGCTGATCGCTCTGGCCGGCGATATCGATCAAGTCCGCGATCACGCTGCCGACCCAGTTGCCGAAGTCGCGATAGCTGCAACGCAAGTCGTCGGGGAACGCGGCCTTGTCGGCCAGCGTCATCAAAATGCTTGAGCCGCTATTGGCCGGTCGTAGGAAGTTTTGCGATCCGCCGGCCACTTGCTCCAAATCGAACTTGTCGCCCACAGACAGCACGATGCCAGGCAGGTATTCGCGTATCTCGTGTTCACTTTCCAGCACGGGCCACACGATCCGCTGGAGCGCGGCCGTCGCATCGCTCACGCCGAAGCGCGTTTGCACGCTCGTCGCCGCAGCCAGCGTGTCGGCCAGCTTAGCGAACGGAACCATGTACACGCCGGATGCAGCTACCTCGGCCATCGCCAGCTAAGACCTCTTGCCGATACGAAAGCGCTTGGGACGCACGAATCGCAGGACTTGATGCACGCTCGACTGCTCGACGATTTCGCGATTCCAGGCAAAGAATCCGTCGCTCTGGTTTTCACCAGCTCGCAGGAACTTGTCGCCCTCTTGCGGATCGCTGATGCCGCCATAGGTCGCATCCGACTCGTCACGCTTGACGGTCACTTCGGCGACTTCGTTTTCGAGGCCGTTGTCTTGCGTCGATCGCATGGCCACGATCGCCGTCAGCGTGCGAGCCGGACCATTGGCCGGATGGAACGTGATCGATTCTCCGAACACCGACAGCTCGGCGTCGAGCGAGGCAGCAGCGTAGAGGTCGTCAAAGGTGGTCATCACGGCGAGCAGGCTAAAGGCGACTGTAGGACGAAAGACGCGAGAGTCCGTAGGCGGCAGGGAAACGCGCGGCGGATTCGGATCTCTCCTACCGCCTACGGCCTACCGCCTACGGCCTGTCTCGCAACTACTCTTGGATGCGAGCCCGCAAGAAGTCGACCACGTACAACGCCGTGGTGTCGTCGCTCGACTTCTCCATGTGGGCCAACAGTTTCAGGGGGCCGGTGGCCGCACTGATGTCGAACGTGGTGGACGACAAGCGATTGACGCCGTCGATGTAGAGCTGCGGATCGGCCGGAACACGCAAGTCGAGCCATCCTTCGATGGCCGTGCCCAGCGTGTAGTCAACCGTGGTGTCGGTGGACGCGACTTCGGTCGTGCCGTCGTCGCTTTCCGCGTTAACCTGCGTACTATTGCCGTCCAGGTGGATGAAAAAGCTCTCGGTGATGGAATCGGCATCGCTGGCATGCGTCGCGTTCGCCACGCCGATATTGAAGTCAATGGCCGCCGCGTCACCGTCATCGATGGCACGGACCTTGAACTCAACGATCGCATTGGCGGAGAGGGCAAAGCCCCGATCCGACAGCATGTCGACCTTCTGGGCTTCGGCCGTGGCCGAGAAGCTCATGTGGTGCGAGCCGCCGACCTGATAGATGGCCGGCGTGCCGGCAGTCAGGACCAGGGCCGTGGTGAATTCGTCGACCGCCGAGTCGATCAGATACACGGGCTTCTTGTTGATGTGCACCAGCATCGTCGTCGCCGAACTGGACGCATCGCCAACAGCCGTGCCGACGTAGAAGTCGCGATCATTGACCGGCTTGAAATGGCCGGCATTGGCCGAGTAATCCCAGTAGACCTTGCCACCGTCGAGGATGACGATGCTGGCGGTTTTGGGAATCTCGACGATACCTTCGGTGGCCGGGTCCACGGCGTCGCCGGAGGCGGCGCTCTTCAGGCCGTTCACCCACGCCGCCCGACCGTCGGCCAGTTGGAACATTTGACCGGAAACCATCGCGGCTGCCGCCGTGATCGGTTTCTCGCAGTCGTACTTCAAAACAGCTTCCGCAGTCATGTAACTACCGGCCGCGGCCGGCTCCTACTTGTTCGCTTGATTCGTTCTTGTCGAAGAGCCAGCGACCGGCCGGAATGCGACCGGCCGCTGGAATTGGAAAATGTGGGGGTCAGCGACTACGCACCGGCCGACCAGTACATCGACTGGTAGCCGAGGGCCTTGGCACCGATGTCCATGTTGATATCCCAGCCGATGCCCCACTGACCTTGGGTCAGATTGAACGAACGCACTTGCGGGCGTCGTCCGGTGCCGGTGCGATAGCCAACTTCGATCGTGCGGCCTTCGGCTGCCGAAGTCGTCAACAGCCAGTTCGTGGCCGTGCCCGGATACGCCGTGTCAGTCACGGGATCGGTCACGCCCGCCACGCCCAGGCGGTTGTCGCTCCGCAAGACGATCTGCTCGTCTTGCAGCGAGTTGTACACGCCGTACTTGGTCGAGGCCGTGGTGTCACGCACTTCGGCGCTCTTCAAGATCTCCGCGGCCGTGAACTTCAAATCTTGCGGCACGATCAGGAACCGCGGCTTGAGGTTCAGCGTCACGCCGTCCTCGGTCTGCTTACTCATCGCGATGATGGCAGTCTTCAGGCTCGACAGGGCCAGGGCACTGCCGCCGCCGGTGGCGATATTCGCGTGAGTCGTATGGAACAGAGCCACGCTGTCCGCTTGCAGGGCCGCATTCGCCAGGATGATCGAATAGACCAGGTTCGGACGCAGGCGACCGCAGGCGATGCCCATTTCCGTGGGCATAGTCATAATGGCCGACAGATCGTCGTCGATCAGGTCTTGCTCGTCCACCACGAACTGCTGAGCGTAGCGAGCGATCTTGTACCCTTCCATGCTCGCCGAGCGGGTCGCATGACCGGCCTTGCCGCCGCGGGGCAGCCGCTTGGGCTGAGCCGTCTTGCCGAGGGCATGACGCTCGTTGCTCTTGAAGTTCGGCACGTCCGCTTCCACGCACCAATCCGAGGTGGTGTCGGTGATTTCCATGTAAGCGGCCATCAGGCGGGCACTCACATTGGTCGTGAAGATGCTGACCAGGTTGCCGCCAGACACGGCGGCCCGCACCAGCTCGTCGCGACGATGCGGCACGGTGTTGCCGTCCAGACGGACGGCTTCGCGGCAGAAGTCGATGGCCGACAGGTCGCGATAACGATCGCCCATTTCGGCGTCACGAGCTTGCTGCTGGCGAACGGTATCACTGGCCTGCGGATCGACAACTTGCATGCCCATCCGCAACATCAAGCCGATCTGCAGAGCGCGAAGCGTGCAGTCCTGCTCGTGATTGCGAGAGTGGGCGGCCGGAGCTTGTCCGCCGCCGGCCAGGACCGCAGCCCGGCGAGCCCGCACGGCCTCCAGGAAGTTGCGGCTCGCAGTCGGCACGTCCAGGCCGCCGTCGATCGCCGCCCGCAAGACCTCAGCCGGAACGTCGTCGCCTGCCAGGCGATTCAGTTCGGCAATCCGAGTCCGCTCGGCGGCAGCCGCTTCGCCACGCACACGCTCCAAAGCGGCACCGTCGGTGCCGGCCTGAGTGCCGTTCGGATTGGCGGGCGGATACGCACCGGCAGCCTGGGCCGCAGGCGGAGCGGCCGTGGCAGTCGCCACGCCGCCAGCCGAAGCCAGGCGAACCCGCTCGACCTCGGCCCTTTGCTCGGCAGTCAATCCGCCGATGAATTTATTGGAACTCGCTTCGTCGGCACCCTTGGCCATCCCGAGCGATTCCAGATACGCACGCAACAGTTCGTTCATGGAACTCTCCTCTTGACTGTGCCCGGCGTCAGTTGCATCGCTCGATGCGGAAGCCTGGCGAATTTTTGCTTGCGGGTCGGCACCGCGGGGAAGCACGCTGACTTCTCCCACGCGCCACCGCGACGTAATGAACAGCCGACGGCCGCGGGCTCGGTATTCCTTGCCCAACACAAAGCCGCGACTGCCCGGTTGAATTTCCGTTTGCTCCAGTGGAATCGCACCGACCGAGAGCTGCCGCACATGCCCGTCGCGAACTTTCGTCCACATGTCGAAGCTGGGCGTGTCGCTGGCAAAGAACAGCCGACCGACGAGCTTGTCGCCTTCCACCCGCATCTCGCGGACGCTGCCGCGCACGTCGGCCGTGGTAATCATGCCGGTGCGATATTGCGGGTGCGAATCGCAGAGCGTGGCTTGCTCTTCGATTTCCACCCCCGACATCAACAGCACCTCGTCGACGGCCTGCATCGTCCGCATATCGAACGGCGTGGCCAGCGACTCAGTGGCAATCACGGCCTCGACACTGCGACTCTCTTCGTCGATCGTGCCCGGCAGCAGGTTAACGAGTGCCCGGACTAGCATCTCTGGCGGCGCAGCTTCGCCGCGAATACGCATCTTCAACGTGTAGACTCCTAAAAGCTAAGCCGCCGTCGCCGACGACTCTTGCTCTTGCTTGGCCTTTCGCACGTCGTCTTTGGTGGCAGGCTGGGCGCCACCGCCGGGCGTCCAGTACGGAGCCGGCGGCAACTGAGCCGCATGCAGCAATTCGGCGACTCGCTTGCGACGTGCGATGAGTGTTTCCAGAGTGGTGCCAGTTTGCACGGCCACGGTGCCCAGGTCGGTCGCTCCGATTTCCAGAGCGATCTTGTAGGCTTCCATTTCTTTTTGCGGGTCGACGAACGGCGGCACCGTCCATCCCCAGTCTTGCGTGACTCGTTTTGGCCGCGGCGGAATCGCTCCGGCCAGCTCAGCTTCGTAGGCGACTTCGTTTTCCAGGCGGTTCAGCGCCCCGCGGCCGATCCAGCCCTGCGTGACTTGCAGCGAGCGGTGATAGACCTTGCCATCAAAACGGGCACTCGAAAAATTGTGATCTTCGCTGCCCAGGCGGACCGTCATCAGCGGCATATTGACCGGGCGGCCGATTTCGCGCTGCCGCTCTTTGCGGTATTCGGCGTACACGGCCGCCGGTTGCGACGGCTGCCCTTGCCACGGACGCCAGCCGGGCGGGATCGTGGTCAGCGTGCGGCGCTCGACTTCGGTCGATTCGTTGGCCGCGAAGTAGGGCGCGTCGGGATGCTCGGCATACAGCAGTGTTTCCTTGT